TTGAAAGAGGAAACAAAGAAGAAATTTGGTTTTGTTTTACCTAAGAAAAATAAAACGAAACCTTATAAAAAAAAAGAAAAGTTGGATGATTCTGTTATTGAATTAATAAAGAAATGGAACAAGTTAGATATAGAGTTGTATAATTATGTTGTTGAAAAACGTAATTAAGATGTAAATTATAATTATTCATTAATTAAAATATATTCTAATGATCCATTTATTATTGTACCATTATCTGAAGCAGCTTCACACCTTAATTTAATATCACTTAAACTTGGAACAATAATACCACCAATTCTTTCATCAGAAATAGATGATCCAGTTTGAATATCATAAATTGATATTGCTCTAAAAACACCACCTTGTTCTCTTATTCTTAAAGAGATTTCTGCGTCACCTGTACCATTTAGTGTTACATTTAGTAATATCTTCTTTATTAACATTCTTTTTCCAAATGGAACAGTATAACATCCAATAGATGATTGATTTTTATTAGGAAAAATTGATGCATATATGGCATTAGTATCTCCATTTTGGAAAATTGTAATTCTTCCCGCATTTTCGTTACCAGATCCAGCTGTTAACACATAAGCTCTATTAACTCTGAACCATGTATCAGATAAAGTTACAGCAGTTGTTCCATTTAATGTTACATCTTCATATGTATAAACCGTCGAGGAAGTTGTTCGTAATCCAAACACTCTAACGGTTCGCGCACCAGTTCCAGCAGCAGTATCATTTGCATCAGTTGAAACAATATTCATTGTAACAGATGAGTATGGCGTTGGCATACCTGTATAATCAGAAAATGTTGAACTGATTGATGCTTGTTCCCATATATCAAGTGGTGTCTCTGTCGTATTTACAGGTCCAACTCTTCCAAATTTGGTATCTATAAAATAATTAGAAACATTTCCCAAAGCAACTTCATCATAAAAACTTCCTGTTTGTATTGCGCCTGCTTTATTAAACTCTAAATTTGAAGAATTTACCTTCAATGTTGATGATAAATAAAATGATGTTTGAGCAGTCGTACCATTTGTATATACAATCCTATATCCATCCAAAGTAGGAGGTACCTTAATTATTTTAAAACCAGTTGTTATATCTACATCATTAAATTCATATACTAATGTTCCCCTAACATTTGGTGTTGTTGCTTGTACATTATCTGTAAATTGAATTTGGATTCCATTTGCTACACTTACAACATCTGATGAAATAAAAATTTGTATTGAATTCCAACCATCAGTATCAACCCATGAAGACGTATATGATTCATTTATCCCTAATATGGTGCTTGTTGAAGTTGCTTCGCCATCAGCAGGTGTGTTTACATAATCTCCATCAGGTTGTTTACCTGTTGTAACAGATCTTTGTAAATTAGAAACCATTGTAGATACTACAACATCTTCAACACCAAGAGTTTGACCAGAAATACCAGTTGTTGTTAATTTAGTTTTGAAACTAAAAGATGACTGCCCTTCAACATTATTGGAATACATAAATCTGAAAAACTTTGAAAGAACAGGGAAACTATTTGATATTAAATCCGATATTGATGAAGAATATGGAAGAACGAACTCTCTAATAGCTGTTGTTGAATCACTTGTTGGATATCCAACACTATTAAGCTTTCCGTTAACATCCGAATAAAGTTCAATCTGGAATTGTGTATATCCATCTGTATTAATTGTCCCTGAATCATAAACAGCCGAAACAACAGCTCCATTAGCATGAGTTGTAGCACTCGTTCCCAATTGAGCTCTATCAATAGTAATTACATTTCCAACAGGAGTTCCATTAATTGTAACAAACTCATCATTTGTACTTGAAAATAAGGAAGTTGTGTCATTAATTTTCAGTAATTCTCCATCAAAAAAACCAGATACATCATTAACAGTAATGGTTGTAGCAATATTAGTAATAGAATTTGTAGTTGTTGTTGTGTTTAAAGTTGTTGTTGTTTCTGAAAAATAACCACTACTTCTTGTATTAGTATATGTACCCACTGGATTAGCACCTGTATTAATAGCCCTAACAATTGTACTATCCGAATCATCTCCAATAGATTGATTGAGTGGTAACTTTCCAGATGGAAATAAACCATAATATGTGTTTATTCTACAAGTTGTTGTAGCACTTGTTCCATTATGTCCAATTATTGTTCTGAAATATCTTCCTAATTTAACTGCAGTATGAAACTCTGGTATTCCACTAGTTATTGTAAAACCATTGACAGGATATGTTGAATCCCAATTTGTACCATCGCCAGAAAACTGAAACCTTATAACTCCAGTAAAACTTGACCCACCATTTATTAAAGACATAATACCAATTGTTGGATAATTATTTTGCTCTCCGGTTCCTATAAAAACCTCACCAATGCCATCACCAGATGTATGAATCGCAGCAGTTGATCCATAAGCATCTCTTGTAACACCTTGTAATATATCAGATGATATACTTGTATATGATATGAATTCAGTTCCAATTAAAACAGTTCCAGATGCTGGAAATCCAGTAGAATCACTTAAAGTAATACCAGTTGTTTGCGTACTATCAATTGTTGTAACTAAGGTTGTTCCTGCTAAATTATCACTTGTTGAATTATTTGTTGTTGACTTCTCACCCCATTTTGATGTTAAAAATGTCATACTATATTACTTGTAAAGATATTTTATTCTTAATTGATGTAAACACCATTAAACACAGACATATCAAAGTTCTTTAAGTCTGGATTAACCTCTTGAATAGATTTCATTAAATCTGAAAGAGTCTGATAAATCAATCCATCTATTCCCAAAAACTCTTTAATTTCCTTAACACTAATCCTATTTGCAATAAGTTCATTTCTTGTTGGAATATCAATACCATAAACATTCGAATATCTTACTGGTGGTGAACAAGACGCAACATAAATCTTACCAACTCCATAATTCTTAAGAGTCTCAATAACATGTTTGATAGTATTACCCCTAACAATAGAATCATCAATCAAAAGAATATTCTTATCTTTAGCTAACGAATCAACAATTCCCAATTTCCTCTTTACACCCAATCTTCTACTTTTCTGTGAATCCATAATAAAAGTACGAGATACATACCTATTTTTTATAATAATTTCATAATAAGGAATATTCAAAACTTTTGACACAACAATAGCCGAAGGCCTACTTGTGTCTGGAATAGGCACAACACAATCAACCTCCTCCAACAAGTCACCCATTTGTTTTTTAATATTATGGGCCAAATATTTTCCCATCTTAATCCTTGCCAAATAAACGGAAACATCATCAATAACAGATTCTGCCCTTGAAATATAAATATACTCAAAAATACATGGTGTATAAGGCTTGGAATCATCATATCTTATTTTCTTTATTGTTGGTTTGTTTTTTTCAATAATAATGATTTCTCCATTTTTAACATTAGTTACAGAGTCGTATTCCAAACTTTGATGACATATACTTTCTGAAGCTACCAAAACTTTATCATCTTTTGTTCCATAAACAAGTGGACGAATTCCATAAGGATCACGGAAAGCCACTAATCCATAATCTTGAATCATAAGGATAACACTATAAGCTCCTTTACACATTTGACTAACTTTTTTTACAACTGTTTCAATATTCTTTGTGAGATCTGTTGAGTTATAAGATTCCAATTCCAATTCATAAGATATTAGATTGAGTAAGAGTTCAGAGTCTGATGTTGAATTGATGTGAATATTCTTATCTTCAAGATATTCTCTTATTTCCATAGAGTTGTAAATATTTCCGTTATGTACAAGGGATATGCCATGGGGACGATTGAGATAAAAAGGTTGAATTTCATTTTCAGTAATGATACCTGTTGTTGGGTATCTGACATGACCCAATCCAATGAATCCTTGGAGTTTTTTGAGGTTTGGTTCAGTGAATACGTATCTTATTAATCCTTGGCCTTTAACAGTGAAAAGTTTCTTACTGTCTGAGGTGTGAATACCACAAGAATCTTGGCCACGATGTTGGAGATGAAAAAGGGATTCATATAGATCTTTTTGTACTTCTTTTTTTGAACAGTCGATAATTCCACAAATTCCACACATATTATAATATGTTATTTTAAGGAATTTTTTTTAAACTGAAATGTTTATTTTTTATATTAATATTTATAGATATGGATGATTTAATTGAAGTTATGGAAAAAATTAAAAATTGAATATTAATTGGTTTGATTTGCTCATTATCATTATTAACTATGAATCCACTAGAGATTATTTTGTCTAAAACCAACGGGAAACTGTGGTCAAAAAAATTGTCTTAACTAACCAATTTGACCCAGTTGACACGTAGTGTCAAGCTGGAGCGTAGAGTTTAAAAGAGAGAGGCACTCTCTCTTTAGATGTAGTACAGATCATGAATTCCTTTTTCATTGAGCTCATCGATGTACTCTTCACCTTCAAGTTTGAAAGCTTCATAATTGTGAGTGCTTCCAAACATTTTAGTTTTTCTTACCATTTTGTCGCCTTCCATTTTAACAGACCAATCGAAAACAGATTTAGGAAAATATAATGGAAGTGATCCCAATCTCACGTGGATATCCGCATAAGTATAATCCTCATTGAAATCAAATTGGTAAGAGTATTTGAACCACTTGTTGAAATAAGTGTTAGCTACATTTTTCTCATTGAAAAGCCAATTGCCTTTCTCATAAAGCCTTACAATCATTCTTCTCTTCTTTTCATTATGTTCAGCATTATTAAAAGACATGAACATACTCATGTTCTTTACATTATCTAATGACCAAACTCCTTGGAGATGTTCTGGTATATTAGCACTAGAGTGATCACTATTGCTAGGTATAAAGAAATTGATAACATTTTGATATGTATTTTTAATGGATTGCATATTTATATTAATTATAATATATAAATGCAAAATCTGGAAATTGAAAATTGCTTATACTTACTAATAAGATCCGCAGAAGGTTTACGAAATACTGATTACATTGGTAAAACTGATGCTTACTGTTTGTGCCGAATTGGATACATCGGATCTGATTGGGACAAGAAAGACAGCAAAACGGAAAGATGTTCCACTGTTGTTTCAAACTCTCTCAATCCAGAATGGAACTTCCCTTTGAAATATGGTTTGGATATCCCAGCATTGGAAAGTTTGGAACTTCATGTTAAAGTCATGGATAATGATTTGTTTACTTCTGATGATTTTGTTGATGAAGTAAGAATTCCATTGAAAATTCTTTTGGAAAAATATAATAGTTTTGGTAAATATGTTTTGTCCACTGGTGGTGTGATTAGTGTTTTATGTGGAGATAAGGTTAAGAGGATTCTCGATGATTATGACAGTACAGGTTTGAGTGACAAGCCACTTTGGTGGCAATCTTTGGGACAGTTTTTCAGTTCATTGGATGATGAATTTGTTTACACAAATAGAATGACTCAATTTTTGTTAGCTGGAATCCGAAATGAAACTGCTTTAAGGGATTGGTTGCTTAAAAATGGTGGTAAAAATGGAATTTGGAATGGTCCAGAAGATGGTAAATGTAAAACTTATATGAAACACAGAGATGTTCATAGTAGGTTGTTGGTTTTTCCTGAAAGATTTGGAGATGGTGATATTGAAAGACAGAACAATCTTGGGTTTCAAAAACTCAATGGATATATCTGGCCTGAACTAGAGAATCCAATGATTGGGTTGGGACAAACACAAGAAAATCACGCTTTCACCAGAGAATTTCTTGACAATGCTCTTTCGCCAGAAAGTGGAAATTGGAATAGAGAAATGATTGGTGAGTATGTTGATATGTTCTTTTCCAATGGAAGGGAGAAGAAGTTTAAAACATCTGATTTCAAAGTTTGGACAACAATTGTTTTACATAAACTTCACCTTAATATTGATTTGTCTTGGGAAGAAGGGGTGGAATTTATCAGTATGCAAAGATCTTTATTGATTGCTATAGCTCCCAGTGAAGGTATTGTTAAGAGTTTGGTATTCCGTGCTGTTTTAGGATTGGATAAAGCAATGGAACAGAAAAAAGAGTGGTTGGAAAGGTACAAATTGATTTTGAAGAGTAATAGTGGATATAGAGATTATATTGAAGGTCACAAACTCGATATGAGTTTTGAAAAAAAGGTTGTATTGCTGGCTTCAAATATTATGGATAGTTTATTGTTTGCTGGTGGAGTGAGTGTTCCAACTGTTTTATCATATTGTGTTGGGTTGTTGTACAGTAGTTGGTTAAAAAAGAGAAAAGAAGTTGTTGTTAATGAAGATAATGTGACGAAATATATTATGGAGGTTATTAGATTCTTTCCACCAGTTAGTGGGTTTGCTTATAAAGATAAGTTGAGTGGTTATGCTATTTATTTGTCTCTTCATACAGCCCAATGTGATAAAGAAGCTTGGGGGGAAGATGTTGAGGAGTTCGTTTTACGAGATATGAAGGTTTATAAGGATTTGATGGTTGCATGGGCAGATCCAGCAACAGCAACTGGATGTGGGAAAAGTAATGCAAGAGTTTGCCCAGCAAAAGATTTGAGTTTTAATATGATTTATGGAATTATGAAGAGATTTATATCTCAAAAGAGTGAATGGAAATCCGATAAAAATGGGGATGCTGTTGTTGTTAATAATTACGCAATCAGCGATCTCCAACTCACCAAAGGATAATATATTCTAAAAATACTCATCAAATCTATCCGCGTAGACGAGCGTAGGGTTCAAAAGGGACACCTACGCTTCCTATGGAAGCTTCGGTGCAACCCGTTATACGAGTTGAGAGGCATTCTCCCTTTGTTGTTAACAATTATGCACTAAACGATAATATATTACAAAAACACACACCAAATCTATCCGCGTAGGCGAGCGTAGGGTTTAAAAGGAGAGGCACTCTCCCTTTAATTGATTTTTTTTTTTCTCTGGTTTATGTTTAATTGTGATTAAACATGAAATTTTTTGGCTATAGTTTTGAAACAACCAATGATTTGAAGAATCTAATTGAAATAGAAAAAATCAGCATTACTAACTGTGATTATATCAACGACCATAATATTTATCAATATTGTTGTGGTTATGGTACTCCTGAAATGTTGGAGTATCTTGATAGTTTGGGTAAAATTAATGTTAATTATTTGCTTGACAACAAAAAGTGGAATTGTTATTTGACTGCTGCTTATTGGTGAAAACCTGAAAATATGAAATATCTCGAACAAGTTCATCATATCAACATTAATTTTGTATCTGAGTCAGGTTCAAATGCTTATATTTTGGCTGCATCAAATGGACATCTTAATGTGCTACACTATCTTGATTATGTCTATGAATTTGATCGTGAATATAAAAATAAATATGGAAGAACTGCACGTTATTACGCAAAGATGCACGGTCATGATGAGATCGTTGATTATTTAACGCCAGATGAACGGGAGGTAAATAGTTTGATTGAAGATATTAAGATCGCGATGTCTGCTTATGAATCTGAAGACAAGAAACGTATCAAGCAATTGGAAGATACGGTTGAAGAAATGAGCAGTAGGATTTTGTATCTTAAATCTCAATTAAATTCTATCAAAAAATTGGTTCATTGAATTGTAAAAAAAAATTGAATACTTTTTTTTAAGCTTTATAAAAGGTATGTATAGATCATGACAGGCAAGTATACTTTTTCTGTTTGGTCTTTTTCAACTGTTAAAAGGATGAAAAAGATTATCGAAGGTGACAAATCAATTCTTTCACACAAAAACATTTATGGAAAAACATTGTATCTTCATTTGGCTTCGCGCGAAAATAATGAAGGCGTTCTTGAATTTCTGAAATTTTTGGATGAAAATTATCCAGAATTGCGTAACGTTAAGGCTACGACTGGAAACGATGCGTATCTCGCAGCAACAGCAGGTGGAAATCTTTATGTAATGAAATATCTTGAAAAGGAATTTCAATGGAACGTCAAGAGTTTGAACAACAATGGCAACGACGCTTTTATGTTGGCAGCGTATTACGGTCATATTCATATCATGCAACATCTTGTTGTTGTTCATGGTTGGGATATTGGCGTGAAGAACAAGTATGATTGTAATGCTCTTTCCTATGCACGTCAGAACAAAAAGCAAAATGTTATTGACTTTTTGGTTGATCGCAACAATGTCATTGGAAAGGTGAGGTTGGAAATTTCTGAGTACTTTTCAGAACAAAACAAAAAGATTGAAGAGTTGCAAAAGAAGGTTGAAGATTTTCAGAAACAACTACAGGTCGTCAAGGAACTTGTTCAATAATCTTTTTTTATTGTTTTATTGAAAAAAAAATAAAATTATTTTTTTTTATAACTGATTGTCTATTTGTGTTTAATATTAAGTTCAAAACTTATGAGTTTAAGACTGTTGAAGATTTGAAGACTCTTATTAAAGAAAATCCTCAAATTCTAAAAGAAAAAAATAATTTTGGAAAAAACATTTTTAATTTTGTTTGTTTCGAGGGCAATCTGGAATTTGTAAAACAAATTTCGGAATTGGTGAACGATATGGATATTATTAAAAATTGTGAAAATGTGGGTTCAGATTCTTATTTGAATGCTGCTTCAAGTGGTCATGTTAATATTATGGAATATCTTGAATCAAGACACAATTGGAATGTACATACTACTAATTCTAATATAAATGATGCTTATTTGATTGCTGTATTTTATGGACACATCAATGTCATGGAATATCTTGAAACGAAATATAACTGTGACCACAAAGTGAAAAATAAATATGGACGTAATGCTCTTTTTTATGTGAAAAGAAATGGAAAGAAAAAAGTTATCGAACATATTGAAAAACTTTCTAATCCCATCTCTAATGACGTTTCTGAATTGTTTTCTGATTTTGAACTAAATATTCGGAAATCTCTTCAAAAATATGAGAAAAAGATTGAGCGTCTTGAAAAGGATAAAACAATCAAAAAACTTAAAGATCAATTGGAGAAAATTCAATCTCTTTTGTTTTCAACAGAAAAAAAATGATTTTTTTTTTATAAAACTTTTCCAAAATTAGAGTTAAATATGGGAAATATAAATTTGACATTCGATAGGAATTCACCAACATTAGTAAATATTGGTACTGTTGGAGATTTCAAAAGAGTTTTTGGAATATATTCAAAAGAAACAATTAAAAATGTTAAAATAGATTTTTATATGGATCTTTATTTGTACTTTGCTTATAGGGGGATGCCTTGTATAATGAGTCATCTTGAGAAAAAGTACAATTGGGATATCTATACAGTAACTAGAAGTTATCAAAAAAACGCTTACATGATTGCGGTGGAAAATAATAACTTGAATGTATTGAAATATCTTGATTCTAAAAATTATGATATTTATCGTACATGTCTTGTTGGAATGAACTGTAATGCATATCAATTACAACCTTACGTGATCAATAAAACAACTTATGAATACTTACAAAATAGGTATTTTGGTACTGAAGAAAAAATGATTGAAACCTGTATTAAGAGTAAAAATTATTTATATAAGAATAAATATGGTTCATGTTTAATGTATTATTCCATGCGTAAAAGATGGAAAACGGCAATTGTATGTATATTGAATCGGTGTAATGAGCTTTGGAAATATTTAATGTATCTAAATTATTTTATTTCCGAAATGATTGACATTAATGATTTCCATATTTTTGAATTACTAATTTTTGGTAAAATTGGTACAATAAAAAGTAACCCTGATTGGCTTCGAAGAATTATGATAAAGATTAATGCGTATGATTATCTTGATGGATACAAGTATATTGAAGATATTGGTCTTTTGAAAGGTAAAAAAATGGATATTCCTTTCAAAAAAAATATCAAAAATTACATTCAATCTAACAACAAACCAAAACATTTGGATTCTCTTTCAGGAAAAATTGTTGACGAGATTGAAAATTACATTGATGATTTTGTTGGTAAAAACAAGAAAATAGTTTCTGATATGAAGGGAACATTTGATCAGATTCGTGACATTCTCAAATCAACTTAGGTTTAAATTGAATTTGTGAAAAAAATGATTTTATTTTTGTTTGCTCCTTTGAATTTTTATAATAATTATGAAACCATCGTTTGAATTTAACAATGAACTCGGAAGACTTTGTTTGTACCGTAAGGCTTATGTCGACCGTGAAACGGTTACTGAGTCAGACCGTGAAGTGGTTAATATGTTTGAAAAGTTGCGTGATACTTTGGAGTGGAAACGTAACTCAATGCATGGAAATCATGACAGAATGACTTGGGATGGAAGAAAATCTGCCAACAAACACAAAGAATTTTTTTCCGATATGAAAAAAAATATTGAACATGTTCTTGGTGTGGAAGATATTGGTAATAATAACTTTGCAAATTATTACAAAAATGAAGGTAACCGTACCTTTTGGCACAGGGATTATGATATCAATCCAGATGATTTGGTAACAATGGTTACTTTTGGTTCTCCGAGGATTTTGACTTTTGTTGATTACAGGACTGATAAAGTTTATGAAGTTGAATTGGGAGATCGTGATATTGTTACTTTTGATTTCAATTGGAATATGAATACTTTCCATGCTGTTGAGAAATCAAGGAAACATGAAGGTGAAAGAATCAGTTTGCAATTTTTTAACTTGCATTGTCCCAAGAAATGGGGTAAAGAAAATCTTAAAAAATGGAGAGAAACTGAACCAATTAAGAAACAAGCTGTTTCAAGGCGGCGATCAAAAGTTAACAAAAAACGAAAGAAAAGTTGTTAATTTATTTATAATATTTATTGTAAATTTTAAGAATATTTCCTGAATTATGTGTAAACTCTTTGAGTGGAACAACAAAAGTTTCAAATTCATGAATATCATGAAATAATTCAATAATACTCTTAAAAATTTCAGCATTGTCTTTAGATGAATGTACATTTAAGTATCCAACTTCTATTTCATATTCTTCATTTCCATAATATGGATCTCCATAACATATTGAGTCACAAGCTATTGATACATATTGTTCCTTATTATTTTTATCGTTTTTATTGTATTCTATAAACTTTTCTACAGCATCATCTAATAAATTTTCGTATAAAGATAATTTTGTATAATTTGTATCCATTATTTGTTGTGTTATACTTGTACAATATGAAGTAAAAAATGGGATTTTTTCATTTAGAATTTCTTTTAAAATTTCTTTTTGATGTTCTTTAATATCTTTTGAATCAATGGTTTTTATTAATTTTCTAACTTCATCATCCATTGATTTCCAGATATCATTTATTAAAGAATACTGGGTAAGCGGTTTTAAGTTATATATTTTCATTTTTCGTAGGATTGATATAAAAAAATAGTTATCTCTTTTCATATCAATGACATTTAAACTTTATAAATTAGTAGATCCGACTTTGGATAAGTACGAATGTTACACTTTATGGCTTTCGTTTGATGATATGACCCTTATTGATTTCAAAAAAGTATACGAATTATTTGGAACTGATTTACAAGATCTAGATGATTGTGGAAAAATAAAATTCGAAATCAGATCAATATCTGAAGTTACACCTTGGTCAAGTAATGTTATGAAAATTTGTCAAAAAAGTGGATTGAATTGGATAAATGCTGTTAAAAAATCTTACATATATCTAGTTAATTCCCGTGAAGAAGGTGAAGAGTTGTTCCATAAATATCATGATAGAATGACTGAAACCATGAGAAATGATTCAGTTAATGCCTCTTTGAATAAAAGTGAAAGAAATAATGAAGGTAAGGTTTTATTTGAAGGTGGAGTTGTTACAAAGGAAAGATTTGATGAAGTTAATCGGAAGTATGGTTTATCTTTGGATGAGTCTGATATAGAAATTGTGAGGAAATGTATTGTTGATGTTGATCATCATTTATTTTTCCTTTTGGATTTGGCTCAATCAAATAGTGAACATTGTAGACATCACTTTTTTAATGGAAAGATTGTTTTAGATGGAGCAAAAATGGACAAAACACTTTTCCAACTTGTTAAGGAACCTTTGGCACAAAGACGAATGGATGGAACTGCAGATCATAGTTTAGTTGCTTTCTCGGATAATTCAAGTGTTATTCGGGGATTTCGTGGAGATACAATTAATTCGAATTATGAAGTTGTAAATGAAGAAAATCATTTTGTTTTAACTGCTGAAACTCACAACTTTCCAACAGGAGTTGCACCATTTCAAGGAGCAGCAACTGGTATTGGAGGGAGAATTAGAGATGTCCAAGCAACTGGCACTGGGGCTCGCCCTGTTTGTAGTTCTGCTGGGTATTGTGTCGGCAAAATAAATCTCGCCAACTGCGACTCTGATCATGTCGATCAAGATTATCCAAATAATGTTGCGAAACCTTTGGAGATTTTAATTGAGGCTAGTAATGGGGCTTCTGATTATGGAAATAAGTTTGGTGAGCCTATTGTTGTTGGTTTCACTCGATCTTTTCGAAATTGTGAGAAAGAGCGGGTTGAATGGATTAAACCAATTATGTTTACAGCTGGTTTGGGTCTTATTAAAAATGAGAATTTGAAGAAAAAGCCATTGGAGGATGAAATGTTGATTTGTAAGATTGGAGGTCCTGCTTATAAAGTTGGATTGGGAGGGGGATCGGCTTCGAGTAGGATAAGTGATGATAAGAATAGTGAATTGGATTTCTCAGCTGTTCAAAGGGATGATGCAGAGATGGAACAGAAAATGAACAAAGCTTTGGAACATATTATTGATATAAAGGGTGGAAATCCAATTGTTAGTATTCATGACCAAGGTGCTGGAGGAAATGGGAATGTTTTGAAGGAGATTATTGAGGACAAAGGAGCGGTTATTGATTTGGGAGCGGTCACTTTGGGGGATAAGAGTATGACTGATATTGAGATTTGGTCATCAGAGTATCAGGAGTCGAATGCTTTTGTTATTGATGATGATGATTTAGAGTTGGTACAGGGAATTTGTGATCGTGAGAATGTTCAATTGGATGTTGTCGGAGAGATTTGTGGAGAGAATGGTAAGTTAGATATTGTTAATAAGACGGAGAATAGATCCATTATTAAAAATTATCCATTGAATTTGGATTGTTCTCAGAAAACTTATCATGGAAAAAATGTTGATATTTCGTTTTATGATTTTTATGTTCCTGATGAGTGGAATTTCGAAAAAGCATTGGTTGGAGTTTTGGAGATGATTCAGGTTGGATCGAAGAGATTTCTTACCAATAAAGTTGATAGGTGTGTTTCTGGATTGGTTGCTCAACAACAATGTGTTGGACCTTTACATACACCTCTTTCTGATTTTGGGTTGATAAGTTCTAGTTTCATGTTGGGAGAGAATGGTGAATATAATGGTTGTGCGACTTCTGTTGGGGAGCAACCAATTGTTGGGTTGATTTGTCCAGTTGCGATGGTTCATAAAACTTTTGCGGAAATGTTGACTAATTTGATGTTTGTTTTGATTGATGATGTTAATAACATATCTTGTTCCGCAAATTGGATGTGGCCTTGTCCAAATAAATATCCAGAGGAGACTAATGATATGTATATAGCTATGGCTGAGTTGATTAAGGTTTGTAGGGAGTTTGGCGTAGTTATCGACGGAGGGAAGGATAGTTTGTCCATGGCGGTTTACCATGACAATGGTAACAATGATAGTGGTAACCACGGAAATAATGTGGTAAAATGTCCAAGGTCTCTTGTGTTGAGTGCTTATGCTAAGTGTCCAAATATTTATAAAAAAGTGACTCCAGATTTGAAATCAATTGGAAGCAGACTTTATTATATTGATTTGTCGGAAGGTGATAATTCGATGGGAGGAAGTAGTTTAGGTCAAATGATGGGTAAAATTTATACAGAGCCACCATATATTAATGATATGGATAAGTTGAGGACTACTTTTACATTGGTTCAGAAATTGATTTCCGAAGAGTTGATTCTTTCTGGACATGATAAGAGTGATGGGGGTTTGATTGTTACGCTTTTGGAAATGGCTTTTGCTGGAAATATTGGAATAAAGATTGATATAAATGAACATGATTTGATTCGTTATATGTTCAATGAGGAAGTTGGAATTGTTTTGGAGAGTGATCATGATATAAGAGGTGTGTTTGCTGATCATGGAATTGAGATAATCGAAATTGGTTGGACTATTGGAGATAATAAAGTTTTGATTAAGAATTTCAGCAAAACTGTTTTTGTAAAGAGTGTTACAGAGTTACGCCAACATTGGGAGAAGCCAAGTTATGAGTTGGAGAAGAAACAGTGTAAAGTTGAACTTGTTGAAGAGGAAAGTAAGGTTTATGGAGATTTTGATACTCCGATGTGGAACATTGAAACACATCATTTGCCACAATCTGTTCTTTCTTCAAATAGTAGTGGTATGAGAGTTGCGATTATTAGAGAGGAGGGAAGTAATAGTTATAGAGAGATGGGAGCTGCTTTCAAATTAGGAATGGGTAATGCTGTTGATGTGAATAGTCACGATTTGTTGAATGATCCTTACCTATTGGATAAGTTTAATGTTATAGCTTTTGTCGGAGGTTTCAGTTTTGCTGATGTTTTGGGTTCAGCAACTGGTTGGTACAGTGTTATAAAGTATAATCCGATTGTTAAGGAGCAATTTGACAGATATTTTGCTAGAAATGATACATATTCGTTGGGAGTTTGTAATGGATGTCAGTTGATGGTTAAGATGGGATTGTTTGGAGAGGGTATTGAGATGAATCATAATTTGTCTGGGAGGTTTGAATCAAGATTTCCTACTGTTTGTGTTGAGGAGAGTAAATGTAAGTTTACTGAGGAATTAGTTGGATTGAAATGTGGCATTTGGGTGGCTCATGGAGAGGGTCGTTTTGTTATGAGTCAAAAGAAATTCATTGAAATGGAGAGGAATGGGCAGATTGTTATGAGATACACTGATTTTAAAGGGGACTTTACGATGAAATATCCTCATAATCCTAATGGGTCTATTTGGGGAGTTGCTGGGATTTGTAGTGAGAATGGTCGTCATTTTGCTTTGATGCCTCATCCAGAGAGGTCATTTATGAGGTGGCAACTTCCTTGGTCTCCCATTGATATAAGAGGGGATTATACTCCGTGGTTTAAAATATTTACATTCTAAATTGGATGCTAGGTCAAAAAAATTATAAAAATAATGTGGCTTATTCAAGATTAAATGTTTCATCGTGCCAATAAACTCTCCATTTGGGATTATCGAAAATATCTTCAGAATATTTCTTAAGTCTTCCTGAAAAAAATCTGAGAACTTCTTCTCCATTTTCTTCCATAAAAATTGTTACATGTGTTCCTCCAGTTTTGATATGATTTTTACAAATCGTAATTTTTCTTGGATGGCTTTCTTAAAAAAATCAGCCATATCTTTGTGATCACATTTTGATACAAAACCGTTGTACATTCTTTCCAAAAATTGTGTTTTTTCTGGATCTTCAATCTTCGTATATTTTTGTTGACCCAAAATTGCCTTATTAAGTAAGTTTCCCATATTCAATATTATATTTGACATCTCTTGTATTTTATAAATCATTTTTTAAATGTTAAAACTACTTAAAAAGATATTAAAAATATAATTTCGATGACGCTTAATATATTTATCTCTAACAGCACTCCTTTTTGGAAAAGCACTTCACTGAAAATGAAATGACGAGTGGTTCAAATCCCTCACCTCCCATCCATTTATAAATTGGGAGGTTAGCTTAGTTTTTTAATGAGATAAGCACAAAGCGTAAGAAGTGAGAAGTACATTAATATTAACCTTTAACACCACTACCTTTTGGTAAAGCATTTTCTATGGAAGAAAAAGATTGTTGGTTCGAGCCCAGCTGTCCCCATCATTTTAGCATTTAATGCTAAGGGGATAAAGCTTATTTTTTATTGAGGTTAGCACATTTTTTATACGCAACAAAGCGTTTTTTTTTTACTCAAGCAGCAAATCATATTTTGTAATTTATAAAACTATCCTTTAACGATAATAACGTTGGTTCGATTCCAGCCACCCACATTATGTGTTAAGCATGTATGTTTAGTGGGTGTTAAAATGTTGGTTCTACAATTTATACGAGTAAAGCATGTCTAAACGCAATTAAGCGTATAGCTTATTTTTTATTTGACCATGTAGCTTAGTTCATGGCATTGGGATATAAACTTTTATTTATTAAAATTACAACTAATTTTAATAAAAATAGAATTTACAAGACTTAAATAGATGATAACAGTTGCAATTATATTATGGCGAAAGTTTTAGTTATTGGTTCTGGTGCTAGGGAACATGTTATTATAGAAACCTTGCTTAAATCGAAGGAGGTTAAAATGGTTTACGCTTTGAAGGGAAATAGTGGAATGTTGGGTAATTCAACAGGTCCAGATGATTGTTGTATTTTGGTGGAAGATGTTGATTATGAGGATCATGAAGAGGTTTGTCAATTTTGTTTGGGAAATGCCATTGATTTGGTTGTTATTGGTCCAGAGAAACCACTTGTTGAAGGATTAGTGGACAAATTGGAGTTGGAAGGTATTAAATGTTTTGGACCAACTCGTTTGAATGCAATTTTAACCGAGGGTTCAAAAGTGAAATCAAAAATTATGATGCAAGAGTTGGGATTGCCTACTTCACCATTTAAAGTTTTTGAATTGCGTAATAAAGACGGTTTGGTTGAAGATTGGCAATTGAAATTGGTTGAATATGTTTGTTCTCTTGGTGATAATATTAATAAATATGTTATTAAGAAGGATGGTTTAGCTGCTGGTAAGGGTGTTTATTTGCCAGAAGGGCAGAGCGATGCTATTTTGTTTATTCAAGATGAGTGTTGTAATGATGGAGAGTGTGATAGGTTAATTAT